TTACCTATATATCCCCAAGCTTGACGCGATCATACGCGCAGTGCGCAACAAGAGCCTCATTGAGGACCATCGCAAAGGGACTGCGCCGCTGGAATTGGCACACAAGTACGATTTATCAGTGGTGCAGGTATATGAGATAATAAAGCGGGCGCAAGCGGACAGAAACGATGAACAGATCACGTTTTTTGAAGGAAAATGATTAAGTAATTAAGTTAGCGCAATTACATACCTAAGCATATGCAGCAAATGCGATAATACCGATACGGGAATTCCCGTATCGGTATTTTGCCAACCGGAGGTTGTTATGAGCGAGGCATGGATAACGTGGATAATTCAAGGCGTAACAGGCATTGCTTTAGGCGTTATAGCGTGGTACATGAAACGTGACCGGGAAGAGATAGATAAGAAGGTCGGTAAGCAGGAAGAGCGTATAGACCGGCTTGAAAAGGAAATGCGGGGGCTTCCGTTTACTTATACCACGCGCGATGACTTCATTCGGACAACCACGCAAATTGACCAAAAGCTGGATAAAATACTTGACCGCATAGCTGATATGCAGAAGGAGGGCTAAATAAATGGCGAGTATAGAAGTAATAAAAAATCGTGAGATACGCGGCTGCATCCTGCGCGCACTGGCTAAAACGCAGTTCAGGGCTATAAGCGACCACTCGCTTGCCTTGGCCCTTGTGAGCGTTACAACGGACATATATCCGCATTTATGCTACTTGGCCGATAAGGGATACATAAGCGTAGTTGATGTGCGCGGTGATGACATACCCGGTGTAGAGTCGTTGGTAAACCTGACCGCCAAAGGTGTAGATCTTATCGAAGGCAGCATCCCGGGTGACGTTGGTATCGTACTGTAAGGTGCATAATGGGTAAGCAGCGCGAACGCAACCGCATAAAATCGCGGGTAGACGAGCTGCCGCAGGATGCGCGCGAAATGCTTGACAGAATGTTGGGCGATGTGACCAACACATATGCCGAAATATCTGAAGCCATGGGTTCGCGTGGCTGGGATATCAGCAAATCGAGCATCGGGCGGTATGCGATGCGACAAAACGCGGTTGCCCGCCGTCTAAAGGAATCGCGCGAGCAAATGGTGGCGCTTATAAACGAAGTTAAGGACAACAACGATGTTGAAGCATCCGAACTTGCGTCGTCGCTTTTGATAGACGGCCTTACAAGGCGAATAGCAACGGCCGAAGATGACTTTGAGAACATGCCGCTTGAGAAGGCCGGACGGCTGCTTGTGCAAATACAGCGCTCGGCAATATATAAGGAGCGCATGAGATCCACGCGGGCGCGTGCCTGCAAGGATGTTGAAATAAACATCATGGCGCGTATGCGACGTCAAATACACGATGATCCCGAATTGCTGTCGCGTATTGCCGATCTTGTCCGTGCCGCTGCCGAAGAGGAGGCGAAACGCGATGAGGATGGATAATTGGTATGTGCTGCATGTGCGTACCGGGCAGGAAATGGGCGTAGCGGAAGCCGTGCGGAAACTGCCGGGTGCAGCGGCGCTTGTCCCTTCCGTAATACTAACCGAACGTAGAGACGGCAAACGGGAAGAATGCAACCGATTACTTTATCCGGGGTATGTATTTGCACA